CCTTGCTGATGATTTTCAGGGGTTGTGTCGGTGCATTGATGCGGCTGATAAACCCGCTCACGAGTGTTGACAGGTGGTTTTTGTCCGTCGCGATAAAGTTCTCTTCAATCTCGCATTCGGCGTCTGCGAACGTGACGGTGACAATGAAACCGTTGGCACATGCGCCAAGGCCGAAGCCTGATATTTTCATTTCGTTGGTGTCCTTCATGTCGCTTCCTTCATTTGGCGTTCGGCGATTTGCTGTTTCAATTGTTCAAGCCTAGCCCGCACATTCACCTTGCTGGCCTCAGTTGGCTCTTGGCGCTCAGGTGACGGAAGCCAGACCGGCTTCGGTGCTGGTGGCGGCAGCATCAACGTGAAGCACCTGGATATTTCCCGGCTCAGTTCTGCCGATGTCGGCACAAATCGGCCATCGTGGGCATCCACCTCGCCACGGATAAACCGGATGACAGCCTGCTCAATGGCCCGCAGCGGATAGCCGGAACAGGCAATCAGGTAGGTGGCGATAATCTCAGCCGGTTCGCCCTTGTCGCCCGTGGAGAACGTCGAGAACAGGGCGCGCAGTGCTGACTTGCACTGGTCCGTCGTGGCTGGCGTAGTTGGTGACATCGTGCGGTTCCATGGCGTTGAGTGCGTCCAGAATGCGGCGGTTATTGCTCACTTTGGCAGGTGGCGGCTGACCTCGTGGCTGGGGGATTGTCACGTTTCCAGCCATTGCAGGGGCCTCCCGGCTGGCTTTGGCATCCATGATGGCTTGTTCGGCGTATTTCCACGACGCGATTGGCTTTCGGCGGGCGCTCATAGCCCGAAGCGTTGGCAGGATGTCCATTTCGAGGGACGCACCACCGGCAAGGCAGCGACGAATGGGCGACAGGTCAAACAGGCTTGGCGAGGTGCTGTTCTCGCATCCTGCGGCTTGCCTGCATTGATTTTCGAGCCGCTCAATCTCGTTCGCGCTTGCGCCTTTTAGCGCAGCATCGGGGTTGGTGGGGGGATTATAGGGGGGAGAGTAAGGGGGTGTGGGGGAAAGAGAGGGGGGAACAAGGGGGGAGGAAGGGGTGTCACTTTCCGTCACAACCGTAACAAGTGACGCTTTGTTACGCCTGTAACGCTCTTGCCGCACCGCACCGCTCGACCGCACCGGCTGCGCAGCGGCTTCCATTTCGGCAACAGCCGCAACAATGGCTTCCGGCGACATGCCAGCGGCGATCATGTGCTTGACGGCAACGGCGATGCTCATGCCACCACCTCAACAGGCGTGAGAGTGACGACAACCCGGCCCGGTTTATCAGGCTTGGCCATGACAGGTGCGGCCCAGATCCACCGGCTATCGTCGATTCCGATGGCGTCTGATATGGAAAGGTTACGAGCGGCGGTCACGAGCGCTATCCTCCCAGCCCGGAACCATGCGCAGCGCCTTCAAGCGAATTGCGCGATATTGATCCCCATCAATCAGAATGACCTTTTCGCTCGGGAAATACTTTTTCATGCGCGCTAAGCAGGTTTTGCTGCGCGCATCCATCCAGCCCTTCACCTCGTGAAGCGCCGATGTGCCGTCGTTTTCCCAAACTCGGAAATCAGGCTTGTAAGAGCGGACGCCGCGCTTGATCTGCTCAAACCAGAATGTCTCTGGCTCGTGCGCCCAATCCACGATCTGCCCGTGAACCTTCAGCCATTCCAAATAACAGGCGTAATTCGCCTCCCACCTGGATCTGTAGTAATTGCGCTTGCCACCAATCTCACGCCACCCAGCAGCCCAGCTTCCCCTTTTATGCGAAACCGGCGAAAGCGTCCCAGATGCAAGGCGCGAAATGACGCCCTTCTCAGTGTGCTTTAGGCGCTCATCTTCTGACATGCTTTCCCAGCGCTCCTTGCTCGTAACGGAAATGTATGCGCGCGTGGCGTCGCTATGATGCTTCCCGGCAAAGCCTTTCGGGTGTCCATTCTGACGAAAGTGCTCCTTCATCCAATGGCTTCTTGCCGCGTTACGCTCTGCATCAGTCGCAAATTTGCGTTGCTGGCTTTTTGGCTCCTCCACCTTCTTTCGACTCTGGTTTGTCTCAAGGCCCAAGGATGCCGCCTTGCGGCATACATTGGTCTTGTGTCGCCCTAAGCGCAGCGCGAGAGCGTCAAGGTTCAGTAACCCATCTTTCCCGGCGTCATTGTATGTGGCCCGCAAAATATCTTCTTCTTCAGCAGTCCATCTTGCCGGGTTTGTCGCGCCAATTCTCCAAGCCTTGTTTGTAATAGATTTGACAGTCCGCCCCAAAATGGCAGCTATCTCACTGTGCGAAAGCAGGACCGCGTTCTCACGAACAAAGTCAATTTCATCTGGCGTCCAAGCGCCATCGACATGGGTGCGTGCGTTGGGGGATAGGGCGCGGGACGGCCAGCCGAGGGTGACGGTCATCATGCGGCCTCTCTAACAACCGGCTCTTGCACCGATCTAAAGAGATCAACCGATTGCGCCTCAACCGTTTCAGGCTCGGCTTGCTTTTTCTTCAATTCCTTAAATCGCATCCATGCCGCGCTCTTTGGTTGGGTCTGTCCGAGGCCCTTGCACCAGTAGTCATTTCGCAAAAGGCACTTTGCCATTCGACGCCAAGACGGTGCCCACTGTTTAGCTTCAAGTTGTGGCGGAGCCTCTTGGGGAATGACCGAATATCCGCGACGGAACCATCCCACCATAAACTTTTTAAGCCTCTCGGTGTAGTGCTCCCGTGTTGCAGGCGGCAACGTCCTCAACAGCATATTTGTGAAGCTCTGCCATGTATGACCGGGAGGAAGAGTTACCTTGTCATATCCGTTGATGTTCCCTGTTTCATGGAGATACAGCGCACCGCTGTTAACGCCATTCACGCGGGCAACAAGACGGAACCAGGTCTCAGGCTCAAGGATATGATAGAGCCACAAACCCCGGCGCTGCTCATCGCCAAATGGCTGGCAAAGCCGCTGATCTGAAAGCGGGACGCCGGCCATCTGCATCTTGTCGTAAATCGTGTTATGGGGCCGGTCTGGAAAGGCGGCATGAAAGCGCCAGATGTCCTCGGTCAACCAATCATAAATCGGGTAAACGTTATAAACCTGCTCCACGATTTTGGTGGTCCAGCGGCGACCATTTAACATCAGGTCGCGCTTCTCCCATGTCGCAATGGCGCAATAACGATGCAGGCTTTCTTGCGCGCGGATGCCAATGAAGCCGGCAGTCTTTTTGCCTTGGCCATACCACCGACCAAACATGACGATAAATTCTTCGAACTCAATGCCATCATCCATGGCATCGAAAAGGAACGGGTAATCGGCAACACCCTTGCAGCCGTGCGGCTTTGGTCTGATCCAATCCTGTTCGCGCGTCGGGTCCCATGCGATCCATTGCGGTTCGTAATTAGTGACGGCGTTGCGCAGCCTCATCGGTATGCAGATCCAGTGCGGATCAATGTTGTCCCGATAAAGCTGAAACATCTCTTTGGCGTGCTTGATTGTGTCGGCATATTGCGCCTCCATATCAATGAACATGACGCCAACGCGAACATTCCGCTTGCGTGCCTCTTCCATCACCAGATGAAACATGACGCTGCTATCCTTACCGCCTGAGAAGGCGATGTAGACGCGCTCAACCGTGTTAAAGGTTTCCGCCACGCGCTTGCGTGCAGCATCCAAAACATTCTCTTCTAGAAAGCGCTTGCCCATCGCTCGCCTCAATAAATGTCAGATTGACGGTTAGGATTTGCGACTTCCAACGGGACAGGACCGCGACCGTTGCGCTCCATCCAGTTATTCAACGCTCTGTGCGCGGCTTCATCGGCGGCAAGCTGTTGCGCTTCTGTCAGAAGCCCATAGCCACCCCTGAACTCTGATGGGATGCCGTATTTGTGGCAAAGCGCCGCCTGCCCTAGCCATGCAATGCGGTTCATCGCGCCATTGGTCAGGTAGTGTTCGCAAGAGTGCTTCCACTCCGAAATGACGCATTCCAGGACACGCTCAAACTCTGGAATATCCTGCAAAAGCTCACGGTAATATGCGCGGCAGTTGTCAGCATTCAGACCCTTTGGCGGCTTGCTCTCGTAGAACCCAGCCCGAGCGCATTCCCACTTGTCAAATGTGTGAAAGATACGGTCTGGATCATCGGTATTTGCCGTGCGGGTCTCAACCTCGTCCTCTGCATAGTCGCCGGCATTGCCGGATAGGTCTGCAAAGTCATCCGGCGTGATTGCGCCTTGTGGCTCCCATGCCTTCGAAAACGGTTGACCCGCAAATATTTCTGAAAGACCGCTGATCTGGCAAAGTCGCAACACTTCATCGCGATCCATGCCAAGTTCTTTGCAGATTTTGTCGTCTGACCAATTCCGCCTTTTCAACTCAATCACCATGTCTGACATGGCTTCGACCTTGTGCTTGCCTCTTGCTCGATTGTGCCGAACCGTCGATGCCATCCGGTGGTTCCGGTCTGTCGCGTCCGCCCTGATCTGGACAACTGGCAAATAGCCATGAACACGCTGCCGAACGTCGAGGCATTCCTTGCCAACGCGGTTGCGGTGAAAGCCATCAATGACGACATACTTGTCGCCTTCATCATGGGCAACGATAGGTTGTGTGTAGCCGTCTGCGCTGATTGATGTGCGCAGTAGCTCCATTTCCGGTGGTGCAACGCTGTTCGGGTTGTAGTCGTTTGCTTCAACGCGACCGTTAGGCACCCAGCGCACAAAATCGACAGGCTCGCCAGCGAATGGGGACATTGAATGGATTGCCTCGCGCAAGGCGTTTATCAATTCAACCCTTTGTCCGATGTCATCAACGTTGAGCGCATCAATGAGCGCTGCCTTCAATGTATCGACGCTCACGATGCCACCTTTGCATTGCGCTTGCTGCGGTATGTCTTGATCGCCGAGCGGTTCTTATCCCGCTGACGGTTGAGCAGATGTGCCGCCTCTTCTGGCGTGTAACCACGGATGGTCTCGCCTGTTTTGACGGCCTGTGTTCTAATGGCGTGCAGGATTGTGGTGTGGTCGCGGTCGCCGAAGAACCGGCCAATCTGGGGCAGGCTCCACGTATGCCGAAGCTGCGCAACCGTCACGATGGCCTCGAACCGAGCGGCGACAATCTTGGCCCTCCGGCACGGTCCCATGATGTCGGCAAACGTCACGCCGTGGCGCTTGGCAATGGCCGAGACAAGATGCTTTGTCTCCGCCATCCCAACGGGGCCTTGAGGCGTTGAAACGTACAGATATTTGGCGATTATCGTATCAACCAAGGGCGCTGGCGGTGCTGGCTTTGCCACAACCATGTCCGGTTTTTTGGCCGGTTCGCGCGGAATGAAAACCGGGCTTCTGGCTGCTGGTGCAAGGCCCATCCTAGCGCGACGGGCTGCATGGTCTGCGGGTGTGGGTATGTGGTCTGCGAGGCTCATGCTACTCTCCCAAATTCGCCGTGATATTTGGCGCTTGCATTCACGTAAGCGGCTGCCGCGTCCTCTTTTTTGTCAAAATACCCAAGATTTATATAATGACGGTTGACCGTAATCTGGGCCATCCACTTTCCTCGCGCTTGTGCCCAGCAAACACCACGAATGCCGCTAGTATTTGTCAAAGGAAGTCGCATGTTTTGGGCATTCTGGGAAATGGACGCAAGGCGGAGGTTTGACCTTCTGTTGTCTAGTCCGTTGCCTGAAATGTGGTCTATAAGAACGCCGGGTTGCACTCCCATGATGACGCGGTGCATGTAGTGCATCCGCAATATTCCGTCTTCCCGCTTATTTCTTACGGCGTATTTTGTATGGCGTGGAGCAAGAATACACCAATTAAACCCCTCAACCAGCGGCACATCGGCAGCGTCGATGATGGCTTCATAGCCTCTCGTCAACGTCACGTAGGCAACGTCACCTTCAATGCGTATCGGTCGAATGGGTCGTGTCATGGGTCACTCACTCTGGAATAAAAGCGCCGAGGCCGAAGCCCCGGCAGGTGCTCGCCGCACAGGGAGGAAAGCAGCGAGGGGAAGGGGTGAAAAGGATGTCACTGCGCGCGATCCGGTGCGAACACGTCAGGGCGTAATACCTCACGGGGTATGCCGGTGATGCGCTCGACAGCTACGACACGTTCGGCAGGAACGCGCCGCCATTGATTGACCGCGCCGTGGGTGATGCCCAGCGCTCGGGCCAGGTGCAGCTTAACGATGCCGTGCTCGGCGAATAGCTTTTTGATGTCCATGCCGCCTGATACCACGGCTAACAAGGCCGGCACAAGGGGAAAAAAATAGAACGGCTATCATTTTTGTTCTTGCGCTCGGGTGGTAGACGCGCTATCAATATTCCCACACACAAGGGAGACAGGCAATGACGCCAGCAACACAAATGTTCGTCGAAGTCGGCAAGCGCCGCTTTCCGGTCGCTGATTTTGCCGCCGCTTCTGCGCTGTTCTGCAAGACGCGCGATGCGTTCGGCAAGGGCGCAAGCAAGACGCCAAAAGCACGCATCGTTAACGCCAGCGGCGAGCCGGTTGCGCGCATTTCTTACAATGGCCGCATCTGGCCCGATGCCGAATGGTTCGACGGCATGAAGCCGCTTTTTGACAACCGCACGTAAGGGAAAAGCAATGCCCAACTACACAAACCACCCGCACTACCCGCCCGGTTTCGCCGGCACCAATTACGACGCCAGCATTATTCCCGACGAAGTCAACGTGTCGCTGGAACAGTTCTCGTTCGGCCCGTTCATCATCAGCATTGAGGGCATGAACGACCTCATCGAAGCCGTCTACGACACCGAACAGGGCTGCGTCATCGGCTACCGTGAACGCCACGAAGGCGCTTGGCGGCGCTACCTGATGCCGGTGTGCTTGGCCGATGTCATTGAGGCATGGCTTGTCACTGGCGACGGCCTTCGCGCTGTCCAGACTGCAATCACCGAAGCTATCGAGGAGGCGCTGTCATGAGCAACGCACACACACCGGGGCCATGGGTTCTGACAATCAAACCGGCTGAACATGATGCCGATTTCACGGTTGCTGAAATTGAACAGCCGCGTTCGGTGAAGTATCGCGGCGCTGTGACACGAATGCAGTCTGCCGAGCACATTTACGGCATTGGCAGGGAAGAGTTGATTGCCAACGCCCGCTTGATTGCCGCCGCACCTGACATGCTGGCAGCGCTGCGTTTGCATCAGGCATGGGCTGACAGCAAGCGGGCCGGGCCGGATTATGGCGAGCAAACCCGCGACACCCATCCGAACGGCGAGGAAATCTGGCGGATTTGGTGGCGGGGAAATCTTGATCTTTGCGACCGCGCAAACAGCGCAACACTGGCCGTAATTGCTAAGGCGGAGGGACGCACATGAGCCTTTTCCTCGCATCCATCCGCAAGGCCAATGCGACTGACATCATCGCGTTGGCAATCATCATCGCAACCGGCGCGCTGGGTTACGCGCTCATTCCCATGGTGCAGCCATGAGCAATATTGACAACGGCGGGCCAGCGTTTCCACTCAATCACGAGATCCCACATCCAAAGGGTCTTAGATACGATGTGCATTGGGACGGCATGACCCTCCGCGACTGGTTTGCAGGGCAGGCGCTCCCGGCAGTTATTGCATACGCTCTTGAAAATCCGTCACGGATTGCTGCGGACGAGACAGGCAACGTAGGTCCAGAAGTATGTAGATTGGCCTACGAGACCGCCGACGCCATGATTGAAGCCCGCAAGGTGCAGCCATGAGCGGGCTTGTCTTTGATGATGTCGCTGGCGGCATGGTTGGCAAAGACCCTCGCGAAATGGACAAGAGCGAACTGGAAACGCTCGGCCATGAGGCGTTGCCGCTTAGATCAGTCATCCGCGCAAAGTGTCTTGATTGTTGCGGCGGCCAGCAATCCGAGGTTCGACGATGCGTGTCCGTCAAGTGCGCGCTTTGGCCGTATCGAATGAACAGCAATCCGATGCGCGACAAGCGCGAAATGTCAGACGAACAGCGCGCGGTTATCACCGAACGCTTTGCCGCTGCACGTGCAGGCAAGGTGCAACCATGAGCGAATGGCAGCCAATCAAAACAGCGCCCGTTGGCCCTCTTGTATTGCTTGCGAACGCCGACGCCCAGACGGTTGAGCCCGGGTATGGCGAGTGGTTTGCTGCTCCAATGCCACGATGGGTTACCGTCAGCCCAGAAGGCATAGGGCGCTTTAAGGCGACACACTGGATGCCCCTTCCACCGCCACCGGAGGCCACACCATGAGCGAGCTTATCGGCCTTCTCATCTTCGCCGGCCTTGTCGGCTTTCTGTGCGCCATCGCACTGCGCGGGACTGTCAACGCCATCGCACCAGAGCCAGACAATGAGCCGCGCCGCACACCCGAACAGCGTTTTAGGGAACACGCAGAATGAGCCTCGCAAACGCATTCATCCGGCTGGCCAAAACGCAGCGCCAGATTGCCGGCGAATACGCTGCCGAGATCAAGGCCGGCCTGCACGCAAAGTGCATTGACCAGAAGCGCACCGAGATTGCGCGGCTGCGTAAGGCAGTGAAAGAAAACTTGAATTGGGCGCGTCGCGAAAGGGAAACGACATGAACCCGCAATTCCTTCAGCAGCTTCGCGCTGCACATGCCTCACTGATCGAAGCACACCCTGAAATCGCCGAGGATGACGCATTTCTGGCGGACATCATCGAAGGGGAAACCGACGCGCCGGCCATCATGGAACGGCTCGTTATCGAACGCCGTGAGGCACTTGCCAACGGTGAAGCGATGGACAAGCTGGCGGAGGATTACGCGAGATTGTCCGACCGCTGGACAGCCAGAGCCGAAGCCCGCCGCAAGCTGATGGGGCTGGTTCTGGATGCAACCGGGCTGCGGAAGATGGCCACCCCAGCCGGAACCGTGAGCATGTCACCGGGCCGCGTGTCGCTGGCTTTGGCTGACGATTTCACGCCGCCGCAGGGCTATGCGCGGACCAGAATTGAACCCGACAAGGCTGCCATCAAGGCGGCGCTAGAAGCCGGAGAAGTGATGCAGGGTGCGTCACTCGTGACCGGCAAGCCAATCGTGAAGGTGCTGTGATGATCCAGACAAGTGACAATGTGGACAAGCTTTTTGTCGCCATCCATGCCGCTCAGGGCGCAATGCGTGGTGCTACCAAAGACAGCAAGAACCCGGCGTTCAAGTCGAGCTATGCCTCGCTGGAAAGCGTGATTGATACGGCACGCCCTGCCCTGCAATCCGCCAATCTGGCGTTCACTCAAGCGCCAGGTGCGTTGGTTGACGGCGCAATCGAAATCACCACGATGCTGATGCACACGTCCGGCCAGTGGCTGCGCTCCACGCTCCATGTGCCGCTGTCAAAGCGGGATCCGCAAGGCGTCGGCTCGGCTATCACATACGGATGCCGGTATGCGCTGATGGCGACACTCGGCTTACCGCCTGTTGACGATGACGGTGAAGCAGCGATGGACCGGACGCCAGCCCTCAAGGCAGGATATTCACCGCCGCCAAAGGCACCGCCACCGGCTGCGACTGACAGCCCTGCCCTTGCCACCATCACGGCAGCATTGAAGCTGTGCGCCTCGCCAGAAGCCTTGGACGACTGGTGCAACGCGGACACGAACAAGCTGGCGTTTAATTTTCTATCGGATGCCGACTATGACACGCTCAACAGCCGGATCATCCGCTGGCGTGAACACGTCGCAAAGGTGGCAGCATGACAAGCAAAGCGGAATGGCTGGCGCTTGCCGAGCGCTGCGAGAAGGAGACGGGGGTTGACCGTGAGATTGATTGCTTGATTGCTGTAGCGGTCAATGATGTTCCTGCCGGATATATGCGCCATGATGCTTTTTCATGGACCTGCCCGCAGCCGCCATTCATGCCACTCGCATACAGTCCCGCATATTTTACTTATTCCCTCGACGCCATCACGGCGCTGATCGAGCGGGAGTTGCCGGAAATGCGGTGGCTGTGCAGGCCGGATAAAGAAGGCGGGTTTGGGACGTTGTATGCCGCGCCGGAGGCAATCGAGCAGGGGTCTCTCAAGACATGGGAGACAATCAAGCAGGAATCTCTCAAGGAATGGCCTTGTTGGGCTTATGCCGATACACCAGCCCTTGCCCTATGCGCCGCCTTCTGCCGCGCCATGGCTGAGAAGGTGACAGCATGAACATCGGCCACAACATCCCACCATCTGAGCAGTGGTATCACGCCGCGCAAAAGTGGGCTGACTTGAACGCCGCCGCCGACATGCTGGAGGAAGGCAAGAGCGCCTTCCTCTCGCAAAAGATGATCAGACTTGGCGACATGCCGGTGAGCAGGGCCGAGTTGACTGTGAAGGCTTCACCGGAGTGGGCGGACTACATCAAGAAGATGGTGCGCGCCCGTGAGCAGGCAAACCTCGCCAAGATCGAAGCCGAGTTCCTGAAAATGAGATTTACCGAATGGCAGGCGCAAGACGCGAACCAGCGCCAAGAATTGCGGATGGTGCGGACATGAAACGCAAGCGCATCAGCACCAAGGCCCGGCTCGCCATCTTTGAGCGCCATTCCGGCGAATGCCATTTGTGCAAAGGAAAGGTGCAGGCCGGAGAAGCATGGGACGTGTCGCATGAAATCCCGCTGGAATTGCTCGGCGCTGATGATGAAACCAACTGGCGTGTCGCGCATCGCAAGTGCCACCGCGCACACACCGCAACGGTCGATATTCCAGCGATAGCCAAAGCCAAGCGCCGAGAAGCCATCGACAAGGGCGCGAAAGCACCACCAGCCAAGCCCATTCAGTCACCCGGCTTTGCACCGAAGCCGATCAAGCCATCAACTGCCAGACAGCCTAGCAAGCTAGAAGGCCTGCCGAGAAGAGCGATTTACCGATGAAACTGACAGACGAACATGTTTCTGAACTAATTTCGACGCTGCGAGTTCGGTGCGCAGATCAAGGATGGTGGGCTGTTGGCGTCGATGTTGACGACGCCTGCGACGTTATCGAGCGCCTAATAAAAGAGCGGAACGACGCACGCGCCTTGCTCGCCAGCTTCGACGAAGAACGGCTAGAGGAAATCATCACCGACAGCATCGATCTGGACTGGACGCCACGCACCGCAGCTAGGGCTATCGTGCGAGCGATGAAAGGCGGTCAGTCATGAAACGCAAGCCAAGGCACCCCACCGTTATCGTCAAGCCGGTTGATCCTGCTTGGCGTCCAGATCAATGGATGGGCTACGGGAGGGGTGCGTGATGCCGTGGAAAGTTGATGACATTCTGGAATGGCAGTGCCCAAAGTTTCCGAACTCAAAGGCACGATGGCGCGTTGTCGGGTGCTTTTACGGCGCAACCGGGCAAGAAAGCCTGATTGAGATGGAGTGCCTAACCCATACGGCGGGCTGGACTGGCGAATGGGAGTGGCATCCTCGCGTGTTCGTGCCGGAACCATTGACGCGGGTGCTGAAACTGGTCCAGCCCGCCACCCCTACGGAGGATCACCCATGACTGAGGCGCACGAGACAGAAAACATATTCGGCAAGATCAGGGGCCGTTTTGATGTCGTCATGGCCAAGCGTGCTGTGATGGATCGGCGCAAGGAAATGGTCATCGCGCTGACCGCCATGTCAGACAATGACCTGACTGAATTCATCGCTGATGTGAACAGCCTATCATGGCGTGGTCGCCGTGTGCTGAAACTGGAGATTGCCCAATGACTGACATCATCGCAAAGCTTGATGCTATCGAGGCAGGGCTAGACGGCGTGACGCCGGGGCCTTGGCGACGGTATGCCAAGTCGCCGCATGTGAGCCGGGACACGACGCACCCCGATCCGCATCCCGAAACCGGGTCTGTGCTGATCGCTGAATGCGGTAACTACCGCGACAAAGAGATAGCGCCCTACAACATGGACCGCTGGCTTGCGGACGCCGCCCACATCGCCCGCCTCGATCCAGACACCGTCCGCGAACTGGTGAGGCTGGCGAGGATAGGACTGACGCACCAAGCAGATCAGGCCGCGCAAGCGCCTCACCGAGGCTACGACGTGCCGCTTACCGGCAACTGTGGAGGATACGATGGATAAGCCAATGACTGAACGCGAGAAGCTGATCGAGGCGATGGCGCGGGCGCTTTGCGCACGCATATACCCATCGCCTGATTTTAAGCCAGAAGGCTCGACGTGGCCGAGTGCATGGGAGCGCTCGCGGTGTGAGTTCACTTACCAAGCCAGAACAGCCCTATCCGCAATCGAGAGGTTCGGCGCTGTTGTGGTGATGTCTGGACAGTGCAGCCACAGCGGCGTGTGTAAGGCCGCGCAAGAGGATCCGTCATGACTGACAACGAGTTAGCCCTTCTCGCCAGCCAACGCCTGCCCGGTTTCGAGACTGTCCGGTCCATGGCGTCTGAACTGCGCGAGGCACGGAAGCGCGTGGAGTATCTGGAGGGCGAGTTGCTACGGGTTAAAGCCGCCGCCACATACGGCGCGAAGATGGTCAAGGAACTGAGGGACGCGCTATGAGTGAATGGAAACCGATTGAGACAGCGCCTGAAACGCCATTCGTGAATTTCTTAGTCGTAGAACAATCAGACATTTATTTTGCATTTCAGGATGACGAATTGCAGTGGTGGGTCAGGTCGGAAGCCCGACAATCCTGCGACCCAACCCACTGGAT